ATTGATCGCAGCTTCTTTCCTTTTCTCTGGTTCTTTATCAAGAAACGCAGCCATCCACTCAGCAGGATAATAATTCAAAAGCCAGGCGCATTGATAAGAAAGAATAGAATAAGACACAGCATGCGATTTGTTGAAACCGTAGCCTGAGAAGTATTCAAACTTCTTCCACATCGCTTCTGCTGTTGTCTTATCAATCTTCTTTTGCATGCAACCGTTAACAAACTTTTTACGAATCTTATTCTTTTCTCTTGCACTTTCTCCTGTGCCTTTCTTCGTGAGAAGTTTGCGTAGTTTGTTTCCTTCATCAAGAGAAATATTCTCTCCAAGTTTATGAGCCAACAAAGCAATCTGCTCCTGGAAAATTAAGAAACCAGCGGTCTCTTGTGTGATTTCCTTAACAATTTCATGCGGGTGCACAATTTTGCTTGGATTTGCTTTGGCATCGACGTAGAGATCGTCAACGTCAGCGCTCAAAGGACCAGGCCGGTAAATTGATGTGACAGCTGAGATGTCAATAATATTATTTGGTTTTGCCCTCATGCAAAACTTTTGTGCACCTTCGTTTGTAAATTGGAATATTCCAACAAATTTACCCTTGTGAAATATATTTCTATAAACCTCTTTATCTTCGAAGTTTATATTATCTGGATGTAAATTCTTATCATACCAATACTTAACTTCCTCAAACGTTGGATTCTCAACTTTATGATGCCTTCGCAAGATGTGTTCAATTGCGCCTTGGATCATTTCTAACGTTGTTAGTCCAAGCAAATCAAATTTAATAAATCCAAGAGGTTCTAAGTGGCGGACGTTCATGCCTTCAGACCATGGAGTCTGTATAACGCCGCCTGAATTAATCAGCGGCATATGTTTATCTAAGTCTTCGCCGATCACAACGCCGCCGGCATGTCGGCTCGTTGAACGGACTTGACCGTAGAGAGCTTCAACATGTGTCTTAATATGTGGATACTTATTAAGAAATTTCTGAAGGGACTCTGAATATTCCATAATCTCTTCAAAGGTTGGGATATAAACACCTGCTTTAATACCATGAACCTGTTTCGCTCTTGGCATAGCTTCATGCATCATCTGCGAGGTAACAGCATTTGTTTCTACAAATGGGACTTCATAGAACTTACTGATGTCTTTAATCAAAGAGCGAAGCTGCAGTGTATTAAAATTAGAAATTGGGACAACTGTTGTTTCACCCCACTCTTTAGCCAAAATCTCTTTTAAACCAAAGGCATCGCTGACATCATAATCAATATCAGGATACTCTGTTGTATCAGAGCGAAGAAAACGACTGAACAACAAACCATATTTAATCGGATCAACTTGCGTGATACTAAGCACATAAGCGACTAACGAACCTGCGGCGGATCCTCGCCCGGGCCCTGATAACATATTCTCATTCGCTTTATCCGCGATGGCCTTCATCGTTAAAAAGTATTTACTAAAGCCACGATCATCGATAACATGCAGTTCATGTTTTAAACGATCAACATACTCATTTTTCTTATGTAAATCAAGACTTGTTAAACCGTCGATGCATGCTCGCGCTAAAGCTTGTGTAGCTGTTTGGTTTTCAGGAACAACAAACCCTGGAAGCCTGACTGTATCGTCTGGCATAAACTCTTCAATTAATTGATGCGCGATCCAATGAGTTGTCGTTAGCGAATCAAGAACCGTCTGGTCATCATATTCTGTTTTACACTCTTCAGAGTACTTTTTGTATGATTCCCACATCTGATCGCCGTTCTTTGGATATAGTTCATATCCAATTTCTTCAACGCCATCAGGAAGTTCAGAAGTCATCCATTCGGGTTTCTTCGGTCTATTAAGGAAACCAAGACGTTTATAAAGCTCACGGTCTTTCCAAGCATCAGGACTAGGATAGTGACTATCGGCGGTAGAGATAACATCGATATCAAACTCGTCTTTCATTCGCAAAACATATTTGTTAAGCGCGTGTTGTTCTGGTATATTATTCCATTGTAATTCGCCATACCATCTTTCACCAAAGATATCTATCATGTGCTGCGTAGTTTCTCGCATAGCATTAAGAACAGCTTCTTCTCCATCGTCGCGGTTATCCCAATAATCACCGGCATAGACGCCGCCTAGGCAAGCTGATGATGCAATAACACCTTCGCTATGTTTACTCATTAAATCGTAATCAACGCGAGGATATCGATAAAAATTATCGCCCTGGAATGACGTTGAGATCATCTTAAAAATATTGTTCAGGCCAATTTGGTTCTGTGCAATAAGGATAAGATGCCTTCTACGACGGATGATATTATCAACTTTCTGTTTGGAAGCGCCTTCGTCTTCATTGGCAGTTTTTGTTGGGTCGCTTTCTAAGTCCCTAGCTGCTTTTTTATCCTCTTTTGCCTTTTCATATGCTGTTTTCCATTCTTTAACTGAAGGAACAAAGTATGCTTCGACGCCAAAAATTGGCTTAAAGTCTTTGCCTTCTTCGCACATTTTCTTAGCGTGCAGAACCTGGTGAGATAGCCCATTCATATTGCCATGGTCAGTGAGTGCCAAAGCATTGCAGCCGTTTTGGTAGGCGAAGTCCATGTGTTCATGCGGATACCCAAATCCGTCAAAAGGCGAGCCTGCCACGCTATGGGCGTGCAGACCTACGAAAGAAATGGTTGATTTAGTACGTTCTGTAAGTTCTCTTTGCATATGTATAATTATAGGTACTTTAGTGAAAAAGTCAACAAGTTATTGGCAACTTAAGTATCTTTCGCCACGATCACACAAAAAAGTGATCACAACACCAGATGGATTGTTGTTTTTAACCCATTTTTCTGCAGCCGATATGTTTGCTCCAGAACTTATGCCGACTAGGAGTCCATCCTCTTTAGCAAGGCGGCAAGACCTTTCTTTAGCTTCTTTTGTTGTTATTTCTATCACACTATCAATTTTTGACATGTCGCACAAGAAATCAGCGCCATCATTAATACCCTGTATACCGTGAGTTTCTGCTGATTCCGCTGGTTTCACGAGAACTGTTTTCATGCCTGGATACTTCACCGATAGAAAATTATGACACCCCATAATGGTACCACCGGTGCCGGAACCAGTGATCAATGCAGATATATTTTCAGGTACCTGCGCTAGTATCTCTCTGGCTGTGGTCTTTTCGTGACACTCAATGTTGTATTTGTTGCTAAATTGCATTGGAGACCAGTACGTACCAAAATTGTGAACCAACTCATCTCTCGTTCTTATTGCATTTTTAAAAGCATTATGGCCAACTTCAATTATCTTGGCACCAAACATCTTCATCATTTGTTTGCGCTCTTCACTCATATTCTTTGGCATGATTATAATGCAACCATAGCCTTTGTTTGCAGCTAACATAGAAAAAGCGATACCTGTGTTGCCAGACGAAGCCTCAACAATGGTATAGCCTTTTTTTAAATCTCCATTTTCTTCTGCTTTCTGCAAAATATACGAAGCCATACGATCTTTTATAGAACCGGATGGGCTATACGTTTCTAGCTTTGCATAAATCTTTTCTGCGATCTTTACCAAAGGCGTGTTGCCTATTAAAGTCTTGATATTGATATTCATTTTACCTTCTATATTTTGAATTTCTTGAATACTTCGACAACGGCTGCTTGGGCAGCAATATCAATATCTTTTTTTATTGCCTCGTCGTCTGCGTCGACAATTTGTGGTGCCGGTGTTGACACGGGGGTCTTGGCTTTGGCTGTTTGCAGAGCGTCCCATGCTGCCTTGTGTTCTCTTCCGAAAGCATAATCTTGTCCATGTTTTGACAACATCCCTGTGGCGCCACCTTTATCAATAAAAACATTATCCAGCTCTTTATAAAATTTACCAAAATCGAATTTGGGGAATTCTTTTTTAGTAAATCCATGAACAAAGCGGCCGGGGGAAGGTGTAGAACCAACAGATGGTGTTATTTTGTCTCTGGGGAGCGGTTTAACAACAGATGCGCCGCCTGGGGAGCCACTTTGATTATTATCAATATCTGGGTCGTATGTTATTTGAGAATTTATGGCACCATAGAGGTTTTTGTATGCTTTGCTACGTAAGTGCACGTTATCGCGTAAATCTTTCTGAGTTGTTAGACCATGAGTATCGATAAACTTGACACCTTTGCGATCACCCAATTTTTCTTTTAACTCCTGATTCCACTTTATTCTATCCGCATAAGGTTTATATGCCTTATTCGGCTTGAGGTACCTAGTTTTCCTAGCTTCTGGCGTTCCTATAAACACAACATTGTCCGAAACAGATTGATACTTATCAACTAACTCTTCTAGTACTGGATCGCGATTGGAACCGATGTGTATAACAGCTGCGACATTTTTCCCTTTTAACTCGGGAATCAAATTTTCCATTTTCGAATTCAAAGCAGGTAACTCCCCGCCATGGCCTTGGGGCGCATGGATGGTAATTATCTTATAATGAGTGCCGGTTCTTCTGCCTAAATCTTCATACTTCTGTTCGACAAATTTGCTCATAAACATACCATGAGAGTTGCCTGAAATGATTACAGTTTTTGTGTTTTTTGGATCAGGTGCTAGCCCAAATTTTTTTAATCCAATATTGCTTATAAGCTCTTTTGGAACCGCAACCTTGTAAGACGAATGTCTGCGGCGCCGTTGTTTTTGTCTGTAGTGGTCTGGATCATGAACGGCTCTTGCATAACGAACTCTTCTTTTGTAACGACCCGTTTCTTTACTGTATCTTTTCCAGTCAATCATGCCATTTTCGTCTAGATAGCCAGCCTTGGCAGCTCGGGCGGCGACCTGGTTAAACCCGCCGCCGCCGGAAAAATAAGCCACCGCAACTGCTTCCCACTTATCCTTAATTCCTTTTGCGCCGAAGCGTCCCAAATTCGCGCCCTCTTTCTTCCAATACCCGCTCAGACTAAGAGCGCGATTATCAAGTGTATTGTATAAACTGCGCAAATATTTAACACCACCTTCTATATTTTGGGCCCACTTGTTACGGTCGACACCGAGGTCTTTCGCAGTGCCTGGCATCAACTGCATCAAACCATAGGCGTTCTTTGGGCTGCGCGCTCTGAGTTTATATCCACTCTCAATCCACATGTGGCGCATAACAATGTCGAAAGGGACATTGTACTTTTTGGCCATGGAAAGGGCCTGTTGTTCGATTTCAAGTTGAGTGGGATCGGTTGCTTCCAAAAGCAAACTTTCCCCTCTTTTATTTAATATTTCGCCTATCTTCATACACTATTAATTAGTTTCGTCAACACCAATATCGTTCCATTCGTGGTATTTTAAGATATATTTTGATGGTCTTTTCGTCCTATGACCTTGCTCTGATATATATGCACAATAATTTTCCCAACCATCCAACTTCCAGTAATTCATAAAACTAACAACATTTGAGTTTTTTATATCTAACACATTAAATATTTCCTCCAATGAAAATTTTAAATTTGTTTCATGTGCATGGTTGGAATAGATACCTCTAAAGTTGTTTAATAATTTTTCATAGTCATCGTAACCAAATGTAAACCCCAAAAATTCTCCGTCAATAGCAGTTTTATCGTTATGTGAAATAAAAAAGTTTTTATTTGTAGATATTAAATCTCTATGTTGCCTGACAAGTGTTGGGCCATAATAACCATAAGGAAAAGAAACATAAAACTTATTTGGCCGGAGCCAATTACTCATCTTTGAAGAAATATTATTTGCGATGTAAGCACCATGTAGTATACTCCACGACAAACTATCCTTTTTACCCCTGTCTCTTATATTTATTGGAACGTAGTATAGCGGAATTGGTTTTTTATGATCCCCTTTTTTAGGCGAATAGTGTCTCGTCACCCAAACAGGATCTTGCACGTATTCGCCCAACCGATGACGAATCAGAGGCTGAATATCATTATCACATATAATCCAAATAGTCTCACAGCCAGCGTTGGCGCATTCCACAACACTTCGCTCGACAGCTAAATAATCAGGACCAACAGGCATCATAGCATCATGCCAGGGCATTTTATAATCAAGAGGGTGGCCGGCGAGAGGCACAATCCCTGCTAGATGAAAACTCATTTTTTATTTCCTCAAGTGGACGTCCGTCAATTATTATATCACCTTTTTGAAAACTTTTTATACTTTTAAGCTTCTTAATCTCACGTTTCCACAACTCAAGTTTGATCGATGCATGGCTTCCAAGGCCGTTTTTCTTCCCTTTAATCCCGGCGCCTTTCATCATATTAATTGTTTTCAACCTAGATATTGAATCTGAGTAATCTATGTCATGTATTTGTTCTTCCGACAAAAACGATTCAGCTACCAAATCTTTTTTATCATAATTTCCATCAATTCTTTCTGACAAGAAAAAGTGTATTTTCTTAACAAAATTTGAGTTTGGATCTTCTATAAAATCCAGCCCGTGTTTCATTCCAGAACGAACATCAAACCAATCATATACTTGATATCCTAAAACTCTTTCTTGAGATTCAAAAGAGAGGCCGGAAACGTTTTCAGTATCGAACACACGAAGTTCATCATATGATATATAAAATATATTTGGAGTGCCAATGTTAACGACTAATTGCTTGTTTGGTTCGTCAATACGTATATGTTTTATTTTATTGGTAAAAGGGTTCAGACCTCTTCGATTAAGTTTGTAAGCCATGAACCGCCATTCGTCTTCACTAGAGTTTAGGTTCACCCCCAAATCATTCGCAAAACTCGGCCCGTTGTGAGCAAGAGGGATATCCATAATATTAGGGATGATGTGACAACCCTTTTTACTGGCGTAGAAAAAAGCATTTGTATTGCCTCCGATTACAATTTCATTCCATCTAAATAAAGGGGTTTTCAGCAACCGCATGCTACATGATTTTTTGTTTGGCGATTCTTTTCGATTCTTTTATGCCACTTTCTTAACAATTTTACTTCTTTTTTTGGTACTTTTTTAAAGTTTTTAACACTGCCAAGCCACGCGTTCAGCCAGCTACAAGATTCATCAAATTTTGCGCACTTTTTTTTTGTTTTTGGTAATTCTTTGATTACGCGGCGCATCCAAATATCAGCTGCTCTTTGGTAATGAAAACGATTAAATCTAATTAATTTTTGGGGAGGGGAAATACTTAAAATATCTTTCTTTTTTTCAAGTATATTTTTTGTTTTCCAATAGCGCAAGGTTTTGACGTCGCCGGCAAGGCTTCCATGCGTGCATGCATGTGCTAATAACATTCCCTTCATATGTGTGGGCACGTTAAACTTTCTCTCGATTCCGATAAGATCAAAAACGACCGTCGGCCGTATATTGGCTGGGCCCTTCTTATACGTCGGACAATTAAAGATTGCTTGTTCAGCAATCTCGAAGTACGTCACGTCTTCTTTATTAATGTTTACACCTGCGGCTGTGATTTGAGTTGCCAACAAGGCGACAATTAACGAATTCATATTTTAACTCCTAGATAGTGGCTGTTTAAATTATTCATACGGATAAGTAGTTAATATTTTTAGAAAAAACAGTTTTTTCTAAAAATAGCCTAAAACATAATTTTCTAGTATTAAATGATATTTTTCGTCACCCAACACAATCTCTTCTATCATACTAGAGTTAACGACGACTATAGCATTTTCATGCATTTGTATATTTATATCATCTGCCCAATCTACTACTCTTGCTTTAATAAAAGAAGTAGTTTTAGCCCTAAAATTATCAGGCACCAATACCGCAATTTCTTTTTCTTCTTCTTCCATGGGTTTAATTAAAATGTGTCGGTTACAAGGTCTCATATGATCTCCGATTAATAAGCTGTTATTTTATTTCGCAGGCGCCACTTGAACAAGCAAGTTCGCCGGCCAAAGTTGTATTATCCTCTATCTCTACCACTTTTGTTAAGTCAAGTTTTTGTAAAGTTTTGATCATCTCATCATATTTCTCGCGAGAACAATCTTCGAAGGGCGCTTGTTTATATGTGTGTTCTGAATGTGGTAAAACAGACAATCCGTTGTAGCATCTCCTATTTTCCCACATCCATTGGCCAACGTGGTTCCATTCTTCTTCTTTAACCGTAACGGTAGCAGAAACATTATGTGTATTTTGTCCTCGCCTGTGGCCGGTTTTGACCCACTCCTGGCTAACCTTTTTGATTCTCTCCAAAAGATTTTGTGCTGTTTCCTGTCTTGTAATTCCACTGGGTGGTGCTTTTTGCGGAACAGATATCACAGCAGTATCGTGCGGCCTAAAAAATTCATCTTCTAATAACTCTGGGTGGCGTATAGAAAGATAAGTGTATATCGCTTCCGCTTTGTTGACGCGGATCCGTCGGACATAATAATCATTATGCCATGCATGAATACCGCTTGAGGTTCCAAGCGTAAGAGAGGTTGTGCCTGCAGGTTTCACGGTTGTTGTTCTAGCTGCTTTGTTTATCCCTGTCAAGCCGGCAACTCTTAAATTCTCTTGTTTAACAACTTTTGCAGCCTGAGACATATCTAAACCAAGAACATTGCCTGAAGCGATTCCGGTCATCGAGACACCGACGAGAGCATCTTTTTCCGTAGTCCTCTGCCAAATATCACGAAGATAATGAAAATCAGTGTATCCGGCCTGTAAGGTGCCAATAAAAGCTGCAGCTTGTACTCTTCTTTCTAGTTCCTCTTGGCTTTCCAGATCGCTAGCGTTGACTTCAGTAAGATTACAAAACTGATATGGTCTCAAAGCTATTTCACAGCAAGGGTTTGTCCCCCAATCTTTATCATTGGTAAAATAAAAACCAGGTTCGCCGGAGCCAGATTCTTTTACTCTTTCCCAAATATTCATGAAGAATTCTTTCGTTACTCTATGTCTCATCAAAACAACTGAGTTATTCGCTCTTCCTCTTTGTGGGTTTGTTTCCCACCAGTTCCCAGCCTTTGACGCTAGCATTTCATCATCATCTGCGCTAAAAAGAGAAATGAGAGCTGCGCGACGGATTCCTCCGGCGAGAACGGCGTCTGCGATGTGGCATACAATATCATGAACCTCGATGGTCGTAAGTTTGTCGCCATTTTCTTTTTCATCTAGTATTCCTTTGACTTTCACCAAGCATTCTCTCAGAGGTTGGGGGCCGGGAGCTTTACCACCAGATGTAATTAAAAGACTTCCTTTCGGCCTAATATCAGAAAAATCAAATCTGATATCAGACATGCCCTCGAAATAGCTTCTCAGCAAAACTTTAATAGAGTCTGACCACCCTTCAATTGAATCTCCAATAAGATACCGGCGGGTTCTCTTCTTGTTCGGCTTTCGTATTTCTGGAAGTTTCTCAACATGGTGTTTTTGCACTGAATATCCAACGCCCGTTCCACCAAGCAACAAAAACATTGTTTCACTAAAAGAACGCCAATCATCAATTGGCAGGTAGGCACAATTGTATATTCTGTTAGGTGCAACCTCTATCGGTTTGCCAGCGAATTGCATAGAGCGCATTGATGGTAAAACTTTTTTAGCATAAACAAATTTATAGCTCTCTTCGATTTCATCTTTTAAGTCAGGATACTTTTTTAAATGCATATTCTTGTTTCTCGTAACAAGTTCCTGCCAAGTTTCTCTTCTCTTCTTTTTGGGTAAATACCTTGCATATTTCATGTATACTGCTATATCTGATAAAATCTTTGATGCTACTTCCATTTATTCACGCCCCCCTTGCTTGTCTTCTAAAATTCTTATATTTCTCTTTTATTGCATCAGCTTGTTCTTTCGGAGTCTTTTCTCTCAACAGTTCGGCGGCATCTTCTTCCTGTTCGAATACTTTAATTTTGACGGTCGCTGGTTCCATAAAAATTGGATATACTAAACCGTCGACGCCGTTGCGGTTCTTCGCAACAAACATTCTACCGGTATTTGCATTTTTATCTTTGATCGTCCTAGAGATGGAAAGTATAAAATCTGCAACAAAACATTTACTGAAAGCCTCTGAAATCGATTCCATTGTCACAACTTCTGCATTAAGTCCAGATCTATTAGTTTGGGATGCTGTCCATACTGGACAATTATATTCTTGCGCTAAAGCTCTTAGACTCTCATAAATAGACTCCAACTCAGTCCTTTTCTCTTTATAATTTGATGTAGGTTTGAGCAGATCGGCGTAATCCACTAAAATTACATCGATTTCTTGATTTCTTTTTTTTAATTTTTCTAGATGAGCGCGCAAAATATTTATAGTTGCTGAACGAGTTGGATACTCTTTTATAATCAGAGATCCCTCAACATCGGTAATTTTTTCATACACCATATCTTTCATTGAAAGAAGATCGGTTAATCTGACACCACTTATACAACTATCGTATCTTTGGCCAGTGATTGCTTCAGAAAGCTCCAAAGTATAATGCACGACGCTTTTACCATTCTTCACAGCGATGGCGCCGAGGTGGGCTAGGGCCATTGATTTACCCGCGCCGGTTGGAGCAATAATGACTCCCAACTCTCCTTTGCCTAAACCATTTTTTGTGATGCCGTCAATTATTTTCCAACCAGTCGAAACAGGGTTTCGTGCTTGGAGTGTATAACGAAGTTCAAAATCCTTTTTGAAATCATGACCGTGATTATTATCAACACCCAATTTTAAAGCTTCATCAATGACATCCTTAATTTCATCATAAGACGACGACTGAAGTAACTCAACAGACTTCAAAATTGCTCTTTTTAAGTTTTGTTTTTTACAAAAGTCAAGACTAGTCTCTTTGATGTATTTTGTGTCTGAAGCCGGCCTGGCAAGTGTCCTAGCAAAATAATCTCTTGCTTGTTTTTGGACAGCTTCATTCTCATTATCCAGCTCCGTTCTTAACACGGATGCTATAATCTTGTTAGTTGGATGTACCCCGTATTTTTTTCGATACTCAAATACTTTACTTATAAAAACACGAAGGTATTTTAATTCAAAGAAGTTAACATCAATAACTTCCTCGATTTGGTCTGCAAAAGGCCGGTCTTCTAATATTAGTTGAGCTAATGTTTCCTGAAAACTTTTACCATATTTTGCAAAATTAACCTGTTCTTCTTTCATCATCTTCCTTTAGATATAATATAAGGTCAGATGGCTTTCTGGTCAACCACTATCTTATTAAAATGGACAAATAGTTCATTAAAATTTACCTCTCCAAAACCATCTTGTGTCATCATCTTAATAATCTCTGTTTTATTAAAACTAATTTTTGCTCCTTGCACTGTCTCGCGAAGTATTTTCTTTGCATTTATGTCCAGGATGGGAGCGTATAATTGCATCATCTTGTAGTTTCTCTTTAAGATATCAGCGTTGTTAATAATATTTTCATATGCTTTGAGTTTTTTTTCTTTAAGCTGCTCTTTAGAATAATCTAAAACCTCGGTTAAGGTAGCTGGCTTCTCATCCAGTAAAAAAGGAAATCTTTTATAGGCCGTGGCTAATCCAATATTACCTACACCTTCAAGATTGTCACTCTTATCACCCACCATTGCTCTCGCAAGAGCAAAATTATTAGGATGTATATTGTGTTTTTTTATTAAAGTCTTCATGTTTAAGACCTGTTTTTGTACTGGTCTGTAAAGAACTGTAGTTGTGTCTAGAAGTTGAAAAAAATCTTTGTCACTTGAAACAATTACTTTTTGCCAATCTTCATAATATTTGTGTTTTGCCAGATAAGCGATTACGTCATCGGCCTCGACCCCATCGAACATAAATTGTATTAACGGCATTTCATTGAAATATTCAGTTAACCTCTGAAGTTGCCACACTTTGTTTGTTCGCTCTTCTGATTCTGTAAGAATTCTGTCCCCTCGATTAAGGCGTGGGGGCTTTCGGCCTTCTTTGTAATTTTTATTTATAATTTTGCGCTTTGTAGAACCTCCGCGGCCATCCCAACAAATAATAATTTCATCAGGTTTCGCCTCGCGGATGATTTTTTGCAATGCCTTTATCACTCCTTTTAAACCTCCAATGGGTTGGCCATTAGTGGACAAAGAAGGATCAACAATGTAAGATCTAAAAAACAAGTTTAGCTGATCAATTAACAGCAATCTTTTAGTTTTCAATTTTTCCTCTAGTGCTTTAAATACTCATTATATCTTTTTGTTGCTTCCTGCGCGCCAATTTCTGTTTGAGGTTTTCAACTTTCTTGACTTCGAAGGTGAAGACGCTTGGAAGATTTCTTACGTAATCCGCCAGGTTTCTTACATAGCTATCAGAAGAAGTTATATTGGGTATAAACTTAATTTTCAAATATGATGCTGTTCTACCTTCCGAAACTTTTTGTGAAGAGCCAACTAAATTAACAATTGTAACTCCCGATATTGCTCGGATAGAAGTTAAGACATCGGTTAAATTTTCTTTTGTAGAAGTGTGGATAAGACATTCGGCTTCTTGCACTTTGTCTGCAATTACTTCTGCAACTATATTTTTAATTATTTTAGACATACGATTCTCCTCGTGTACATTTAATTAGTTTTTAAAAACTCTTGCTTAAAAACTAATATTAGGGGTTGGGCGCAGGAGCAATTTATGCAGTCGAGGTTTGTTCAGTCTTTTTTTGATATTTCCGAACAATCTCTTCTTCCATTAGCTCCAACACTCTTTCTTGAAAGCGTTCATTGCTATTTATTTTTTCAACCCAATTTTTTGATTGAAATTTCTCAGTGGTCTCATCTTCATAACGTAAAGTATACCATGCACCGGATTGTGTTAGGTTTTCAGAACCGGCTAACGCTTCTAGCCAGCTCTCTTGATCACGGATACCAACTTCTCCAGCAAACATAATCTTAAAATGACATCTTCGACCAGATGTTCCGAAACGTGATTTCTCAAGTTTCACTTGCACCTGATATCCTACGCGGTCGTCGCCATCCATAATAAAGGAAGATTTAGCCCTGCGACCAGTAAGCCAGATACGTAGTGAATATGCGTAATGCATTGCTTTTCCACCTGGGGTCACATACGGAGTAGTCATTATTTGCATCCTTTGTGAAGGATTGGATGCGATATTTGTTTTAAGTTGATTTAGTACCAAAAACGTTGATTGTGTATTCGCGATTGGTACTGTCAGCTTCGACATGCCTTTGGCCAAAATTCTAGCTTTGACAGCCATCGATGATTGGGGATTAAAATCACCCTCCACATCTGTAATTGCCGGTGTTAAAGCTAGCGAATCCCAAATGAACAACATTTGGCCATCATTCGAACCAAGAAGTTCCTCAATCGTTTCCAACACAAATTCCACGCTCGAAGCTTGAACGTACAGGAACCGGTTTAAATCAACTCCTAAGCGCTCCAAGAGGCTTGGGTCTATGGCAGATTCAGAATCGAAGTAAACGACGTCTATGCCCATTTCCTGAGCGTTGGTGGCGATTTCTGCAGCCATCCATGATTTTCCGGATCCCTCTAGTCCAGCAATCTCTGATATCTTGCCAACAGGAATTCCTGCTTTTTTGCCTCTGCATATGATATTATCCAGCCAAGTTGATCCAGTTGGAATCCATTGTTTTACTTCAGTTGGATTCTCTTCTCTCAGATCGTGTGCAACGTCTAATCCTGCTTTTCTGTTGATTAGGTTTCGCATGTCATCCATGCTGAGCTTTCCTAGTTTTTTAGCTTTCCTGGCCACTTTTTCTCCATATATTGAATGAGGCATCTATAAACCCATGCCTCCCTGTGGTGTGGCATTTAAGCTGCCTTTGCTTTAAGAGAAGTATTGATTCTATTCTTCCACTTGTTATCCCTCATTCCTTTGAAAATTAAGTGTGAGAGTAGACCCCACTTGGTGTGCTGATTAACAAAATCAGACTTTCTCGATTTGCTCGAATTTGCAAAAGACGCTATAAAATCTCTATTAACTTCATCGAGCAGCCTTTTGCCGTATTCAGACCAGATTGCTTTTGCGGAGGCAATAGAATGCTTTTGATCATATTCTTGTCTCTTTTCATCCCATTCATAGCAGTTACTAACAACTGCGTATACGAACATCAAAATATAGTCTTTGTTAAGGGCACCGATGGCTTCCTGACCATTGAATAAATTTGTTCTAAAAAATCTTCTTTTGCTTGGCTGCTTAAGAAGCTGCTTGGCGCCGGATTGTTTAATTAATGGAAATTCATTAAAATCACTGCCCAAAATATTCTCCATAGTGCTCTGAATATAATCAGACAGTTCTAAAACATAATCCACATGTTTTTGTGTGGGAAGAGTATACGGCTTATATTTGTCGTTTGTTAACATATTGATCGCTGTTTTCTCTCCAGCTTTAGGAAGTGTCGCGATATAAGGAACACCAAGGCCCGGTTCATAAGTTAGAGGGAAGTAGGTAGATAAAAGTCTGATGACTTGTTGTACCTCATTCGCGGCAGTTATTTTCTCACCATTGACGTTTTTCTGATATTGTTTCCATCCAATATTTTTAAGGTCAGTATATTTGATATTGCTTTTCAGATCATCAAAAAGTCCTCGCATGTTTTGTTCGCTAGACTGCTTTTGATTGGTTCTGTCATTCCAACAGTTGGTGGCGTCGCGGTTTTCATCAATAGTTTTAAACACGCGCTGCTCCACGAGGGTCACCTTAACCTCCTCATTAACATTTGGATTTTCTTGAAGAGCCGTGGTTATAGCGTACCCACTATGTTGACCATCATAATGACCAGATCGACCTTCTGCGATCGGCCGTGGTGGATTATGACCCCATTCGCAAGTGAAAGTGACACAACTATTATTTGAATCGAACTCAAAAGAGTCGTTATCTATAGTAACTTGCATGCCACCGCACTTGGTTATAAACATATTGTCATTTTTTAAAAAGCTGGCCTTGATGTTTTTAACTTTTGTACACTCCGGGTCCAGATCCCGAGGATTCAGACCTTTTGGTATTTGGTCTAATCCGCATTCCAAAGACGGTATTACATACACGTCGTATACTCCATTCCCGTTTGTTAAGAATGGCTGCCCAGGCGGCAGATTTAATTTAATTTTTTTCATTTTATTCTCCTTGTAGTTAGGGGATATTTTGGTTATTATACAACCGTCATCCCATTAATGAAAATTGAGGCACCTGATAAACCTATGCCTCCCTGTGGTTCTTGGAATTAACCAAGAAATTCTGCGAAAGCCTCATCAACGGAAGATGCCTTGTCAGTATCTGTTTTATACTTCTTAGTTTCCGTTGAATTCTCCTCTGCTTCTTCGCCCAAGAGGAATTCATCGAGCATTCCTTGAACGTGTACCGGGGTCTTACGCTCGAAAAGCGTAGTAAAATCAGGTACTTGCTCAAGATACGTCTTGATATCCTTCTTGACACTTGACAAGGGTGACGGCCGACGGCGAGGCGTAATGGTCGTTTGCGGGAATTGTGCTCCCGGGGGTTTGCCGTAAGTAATTACCAAATCGGTACCCTCTGAGATATCAGTAATATCACCATAGTCTGGATTGAGAACAAGGTTAAGCAACTCTTGATAAGCCATCTTGCCGAAGCCCCAGACACGGACTCCTTTGTCCTCTTCCCCTCGAACCAAGACTGGTGCGAAGAAACGTTGGCGGGCCATCAAACTTTTGGCCATCTTGATGCTATCATCTGAACCCTCCTTAAAGAGACTCCTTACAAAACTATCAAGGGGATCATCCTCACCGAAGTTTTTCTTCGGGCTCAAAAACCCAGGATTATTGCCCACATTATAATGGAACCAGAAATCCTTAAACGGATCACCGTCTTCAGTTGGGACAATGCGGATTGTGGTCTCGCCGTCTTGAGGACGCCAAAACATTTCCTTGTTACTCCCACCGCTTCCACGGTTTTGCAAAGCTTCCCGCTTTGACTTCATCTTCTTCATATCAATACCCATGTAAATTCTCCTTTTTTGGTATAGTATGCCCAGCTAATTTTCTGAACATCTAGGTTGATTATCGCTGTATAAATAATAAGCACTAATTCTTATCAGACAAATAAAAAATTTCATTTTGTACTAAAGAAGTGTGTGCAAGAACATAAACGTACCCTTGTTCATATTCCGTGGAGTATATCCCAAATGACGTCTGTATGTTGCCACCTTCCATCCTTGAGCGAACTTGGCTCGTTATGGTCTTTAATAACTCTCCGTCATTCTTTAATTTATCTTCATGAATCATATAGAAGTATACCTTTTCACGAGGCATTTTTAAATCAAAAAATAAACTTTCTTTGCCCGTTTCTAGCTCAACAATTCCCAAAGTTGATATCCTCGCAGTTTCTGGTGGATCGTCGAATGTTTCAAGCTCCGGTTTAGAATTCATGCAACAATTTATCATGTGCATCACAGATACTATCATTTCATTTAATTTATCATAATAACCGATTACTGGAAGATTTTGTATAAGCTCTTCTACTTTTGTGTTATCAACCAAAAACATTCTTTTGAGCAACCCAGAACGAGCGAATTCCTGTAACACATGAAAACCTGCTCTCTCCTGCTTTTTCTTGATCTCGGATAGTAACGAGGTGTCTGGCCTTATATATAGAACGTATATATCATCAGAATTTAATTGTTCCATTATTCTTAAGGCCGAGCCAGAAATGGATCCTGCGCCGGAAAGTATAAAAAGATAAGGTGGTTTTACATTTTTAAAAAATCTTTTGAATGAAGGACACTTGTTCTCATACTCCTCATGTGAATCGCATTCTTTAATATGTTTAAATTTGTTTCCCTGTCTCTTTTCAGAATCAATTCGATAAACGTCATACTGGGGATATTTTGCAAACTGTTCTGCTATTTTACAACCAGCTTGACCTAAACCTATTACTGTTTCCATTCTAGTTTCCTCATTTCACCAAAATTCTTTCCAATACTCACATTGGCTTTGAATCTCCCTAATTCTGTATTTGAAAATGTATCGATAATCCCTTCTAGTAGTGGCTTATCTTCTATAGAAAAATCTAATATCAACGAATCATGTATACAAAAAGCAACGTGGGTTAACCTTCCCTTCAAAAAATCCCATATGTCGATCACGCGACGCAAAAATAAATCACTTGTGGTACTCTGTACTAAATAATTCAAGGCATGCTTCTTACCAGCTTTTATTCTTCGATCATAGTGTGTTTCAACTTGTTCACCATCCCAATATTTCTCTAATATTTTATTTTTATCAAAAATTTTCTCCAGAACCTCATTTTTTGCTTCAGGATTGTACAACCATGCAAAAAACTTCTTCTTTGTTTCTTCACGGGTTATTTGGCCCCTAAAGACGTTCTCACCAATCCAGGTATGAATATCCTCCTTGGGCTGCTTGAGGCCTTGGAGGGCCAAGAAAGTCCTGATCTCGGCTGAGTTAAAGTCTAATTCGACAAAATAGTCGTTATTTGGTTTTAAGGTGCCCCTATATTTCTTGTCTAGAGTCAAAATAGGAAAGCTTTTTTTCTTGGTTGTTAAGCGTCCAGTTCTAGAACCAAAAATATCATATGCGATATAAGGATTGATTTGCTTGATTTTTTTATGGAAGGCCCTTCCTCCCACAGAACCAAAATCAAAACCATCAAAATCCAATTGAAGGGCT